AGTATTTTTGATGATGGTCTAATAAACTGGACCATATATAGTGTCGGGGATGCATTTAAACAAGATTGGACAGCAGCCACAAGATACGGCATCGGTGATGTGATACGATATAATGGTATAGTTTACAGATGCATAGTTGGCCATACTTCTGCTAGCACAGCTAACGGACTAGAACAAGACCAATCAAAATGGCAGATATTTTTCCAAGGCGTAGAATATCGAGGCCCATGGGCAACCGGAATCAGATATCGAGTCAACGATCTTGTAAAATTTGGTGGAACTGTATTTCGCTGCAAGCAGGGACACACTCCTGGTACAGATTCTACATTAAATTTTAATCAAGAAGAATATTGGGAAATTGAGTTTCCTGGATTTCAATACAGTGACGAATGGAATAATACAACAGTATATCAAATTGGCGACCTAGTTAAACACGGTGGTTGGCTATACTACAGTCTAACCAATAATTACGGAAGCAATCCTAGCAACAGTCAATATCAATTAATAGATCGTGTAGACCCAGTAGATTGGCAAATAGCTGCTAAAGGAATAAATTTCCGAGGTGAGTGGTCTGCAGATTCTTTATATAAAACTGGTGATGTAGTTCGTCGAGGTGGTAATACATATGTTGCGTTATTGGACACCACCGACGATGGCAGCAGTTTAGATTATCTAGACAGCACGAACTGGGAATTATTAACTATAGGGCAAAACTGGAGAAACTTTTGGCAAGAAGATCAACGGTATTCTCCAAACGACCTAGTAATCTACCTTGGTAGCACCTATGTCTGCAATCAAGAACATGACTCTGATATCGACAACTATCCGGGAGACAACGGGTCTGGATATTTCTTCTGGGATCTAATTTTACAGGCAGGATCAGAATCAGGACTCAGCAAACGAGGAGATTTATTAACCTACGATCTAAGTAGAACTCTAACCGGAGACGGTAGCACATTTGGTCTAGCAGCGGTGGATCTAAGTGAGGAACCAGGCCAATTATTATCGATCGACTCTGAAAATTCTATCATCTATAGAAATCACGGTGAAACAAATAGAATGGTGTGGGTTGAGCTTGACGGAGTTGATGACACAACAGATCCCCAACGCGGAATAAGCCCTTACAAGCCATGGCGCACTGTGAGATTTGCCTGCGAGCAAATGGATGACGGTTTCAGCGGAACTACTACTGTACATGTCGGAGCCGGCAAATACGAAGAAATATTACCTATCATTGTTCCTGCAAGAACTGTGGTATTAGGAACCGAATTAAGAACCACTGTGATCTCAGCAGCTGGAGCTATACCAGCACTGGCATTGGACAGCACATATACCATCGCAGTATTGAATAGAATATCGGGAATAATTCAAGCGGTTATAGCAGGCACTGCTATCAGTCCGCCAAAGTCTGCAGGAAACGCTCTAAACCCTGTGGTGCTCACAGAGACAATAACCACAAATGTTTCTTTTTCTCCACCGCAATTTGACTTGTTGACTTTTGAAGAAATTTACGAATCAACTACAAGTGTGACACAAACGCTGACCACTAGTTCGGCAGCAGCCGCAGCAATTCAAACTAAAATTTCTAATATTATAGCTTATATTAATTTTTATGTAAATTCCACAGGCTCAAATCCTACATTAGTAGGAACTAACACAGCTATTACCAGCACAGCTTATACTAATACTGTATTAGTACTAGAAGCAAATAAGGAATTTATAGCTGCTGAAGCGGTCGCATATATGCAGGCAACATTTCCATTATACAATTTTGACAGCGAGTTATGTAAAAGAGATGTTCGTAGGTATATAGATGCTTGGAAATATGATATTATCTATACTGGAAATTATAAATCTTTATTAGCAGCACGATACTACAAGAATGCCGTTTTAGGATCCAGCGGTGAAGACATGTTCTATTGCCGAGATGCAACCGGTGTAAGAAATTGCACATTGACAGGGCTGTTGGGATCACTTAATCCTCCAAACGTTGCAGATATTTTTAGATTGCCCACAGGCGGGTCATTTGTTTCATTAGACCCGGGTTGGGGACCAAATGATAATCGTACATGGATCATTAACAGATCTCCTTATATTCAAGGTGTAACCACGTTTGGTACAGGATGTACCGGACAAAAGATTGACGGATTATTGCACAATGGCGGAAACAAATCAATCGTTTCCAACGATTTTACACAGGTCATCAGTGATGGTATTGGTGCCTGGGTTAAAGACAACGGCCGCGCAGAGCTTGTTTCTGTGTTTACCTACTATGCTCACATTGGTTATCTAGCACAAGCGGGTGGTGTAATTCGTGCAACCAACGGCAACAACTCGTATGGTAGATACGGTGCGATTGCAGATGGAGTTGATCTTACAGAAGTTCCTCAGACCGCAGTAAGTTATACTCGAGCACAGCAGGCAATTGTTGCCAATGCATTTGCGGGCGATTTCGTTGACGAAATCCAAATTTTAGAATGGACCAATGCTGGACAGGATTACTCTTCGGCAACTGCTGCATTTATTGGTGCAGGTGTTGATGCACAAGTGTTGTTTGAAGATTTTCGAGACGATGCAGTATTTGAAGCTAGAAGATTAGATGCTAGCACAACGATAACACAAAGTATCGGCGGTGGTGGCTATACAGTTATTCAAAACAATGCGCAAACTGGCAATCTTACATCAATTACCATTGCCACTAACGATCCTAACGAAGAAGAAAATTATCTAGGCATGCGTATAGTATTAACCAGCGGACCTGGTACTGGACAATATGCCTATATTACAGCTTATAATAATGTTACTAAAGTAATACAAGTAGCCAGAGAATCGGATAATCAGCCTGGTTGGGATCATGTTGTACCAGGAAAACCATCAACTAATCCACTAACCACAGGCACTACTTATAGAATTGAACCAAGAGTTATTTTTGAAGCCCCAGTCTATACCGCTACAGAAATCACAGTTCCGACAAATACAACTTGGACAGATATTGCCTACAGCGATACTACCGAAACATATACAAATCTCACCGGAGGATCGGGAACAGGAACAGTTGTAGAAGACGACGGATTAGTACCCGAAGATGCAGTCTTTAATGTTATAAAAACAGGTAGAAATTATACGATTTCTATAGTAGATGGCGGAGCTGGATATGAATTTGGTCAAGAATTAATAATTCCAGGCGACGAGCTTGGAGGAGAGACTCCATTAAATGATTTAACAATTTTAGTTACTTCGGTCAGCGACGATAGTACTAACTCGATAGTGTCAGCAGAACAAAAAACATACGGTACAGGCGAGGACAACGAAGCTGCTAGTGGTAGATTTGTTGCTATATCTTCGGGCGGCAGTGCAGCACTATACAGCTCAAACGGAGCTGACTGGACCGCATTTAACATGCCAACTTCTGGCGATTGGAAATGTATAGCAGGCGGAAATAATAGATTTGTAGCTATTCGCACAAACAGCGCAGTAGCAGCCAGTTCTTTAGACGGAATAGATTGGACTACGAGATCCATGCCATCCTCGAGAGCTTGGAATTCTGTTGTATATGGTGGTGGAATATTTGTAGCAGTTGCAGGTAATCTTGATGCCGGCGCAATCAGCGCCGACGGCACAACTTGGACCTCGACTACTCTGCCAGATATCGGAGATTCAACATTTAATGAATGGGTAGATATTGCCTACGGTCGAGAAACTTTTGTAGCACTGTCAAATAGTGGAAATTTTGTAGCTACAGGTATATATGACAGCGGAACAAATACTATTGCATGGACTGGTAGAGTTCTAGACGTTATTGCAGACTCAACAAATAGATCATGGCAGAGCATTGCTTACGGTAATAATCGATTCGTTGCACTGTCAAACACAGGTGAAGTAGCCTACAGTTTTGATGGAACACTGTGGTACTTGGCAACACTGCCAACACAAGACGGTTCTTCTGCACACAATTGGAAAAAAATAAGATATGCTCAGGGTGTTTTCTTTGCAGTAGGCGATACTGGTTCTAGAACAGTAAGTGCAGACGAAACCCTAGGACCAACTACATTTGCAGCTACGTCATTCGACGGAATAGTATGGACTCCGAGAACACTGGCATCTGAAGAATCTTGGGTGTCAGTAGCATTTGGAAATCCTTATATATCTGCTAGAGATTCGTCAATTGGAAAACGTACACCTACTTGGGTAGCTATTCCTACCGGGTCTGATAAGTTCAATAAGGTACAAACTGGCGCAAGAGCATTAGGTAGGGTTTCAGTAGTAGCTGGTCAGATATCTGAAATCAAGTTATGGGATCCGGGTTCCGGTTATACACAGGGGCCAACTGTTACTCTAGTAGATCCAAATAATACATCAGATGTTCTAGTTCAAAGTAGAACAGCAGATGGTGTATTGACTAATCCAACATGGATTAATCGAGGCCTAGGGTATCGTACAAATTCCACACGCATTACTATAACAGGAAACGGATTTGCTGATGTAACACCGTCTGGAAAATTCATAGTAATCAACGACTTAGACACATACCCAGGACCGGGAGCACAACTTAGCATCCAGGGGTTGGCATCAATATACACATTGGTATCAGTTACTCCTATTGGACAAACAGATCGAGGACTAGCAGCTTTGGTCAGAATCAGTCCAGAACTTCGAGTAAGAGATGACTTACAGCACCTTACACCGATAACAATCAGAACTAAATTTAGTCAATGCCGTATTACAGGACATGATTTCTTAGATATCGGCACAGGGAATTTTGAAGAAACAAATTATCCAGAATTATATTCAGGATTTTATACACCAGCACCAGAAAATGAAATCGTTGAAGAAGATGGCGGTCGTGTGTTTTACACAAGTACTGATCAAAGCGGTAATTTTAGGACTGGTGAGTTGTTTGCAGTTGAACAGGCCACAGGTACAGTAACAATTTCCGCCGACTTCTTTGACTTTAGCGGATTAACAGAATTGCGATTAGGCGGTATTAGAGTAGGCGGAACTGGAGCAGTGGTTAGGGAGTTCTCAACTGATCCGTTGTTTACAGAAGATTCCAACAATATTGTGCCAACACAGAGAGCTATTCGTGCATATCTAGCAGGAAGATTGAGTATTGGTGGATCAGAAATCGCTGTTGGAAGTTTTATTGCGGGCACTGTGTTAGTTGGACCAAGTAGAATTGGCAACGTAGCAAGCATAAAGAATATTGTACCTGTGAGAGCCGATTTCGTCGGAACAGATGCAGGCGTGAGCGGTAGTATATTAGCACAGACTATGTTTTACAAGTCGTTCTAAAAATTAACGGAATAAATATATAATACGGAGTAGAAAATGGCAGAATTTAAATTAGGTAGAATCAGATTTGTATGGAAAGACGAATGGCTTAATGGCACCGTCTACTATGTTGATGACGTAGTTAGAAATGGCGGAAAGACATACATTTGTCAAGTAGGGCATACATCGGCTGCAGATTTTTATACCGATCTTGATTATTCCCCAACTAAGTGGAATCAACTAACCGACGGCCAAGAATGGCGCGGAGATTGGACTACCGGTACTTTTTATAAACAAAATGATGTGGTAAAATACGGCGGAGTTGTGTATATCTGTAATGATCCACACACTTCTGCAGCCACAGCCGCTTCAGGATTAGAAAATGATCAAGCCAAGTGGGATGTATTTGCTGAAAGCATTGATTGGAAATCGGCTTGGACTGTAAACACTCGATATAAAGTAAACGATCTAATCAAATACGGCGGCTATACCTATGTATGTAATACTGCCCATACATCCGCAGCTACAACTACTCTAGGATTAGAAGCTGATCAAGCTAAATGGGATGAATTTAACCAAGGCCTAGAATACAAAGGCGCATGGAGCGGTAGTTCTGTAATTTATAAAGTTAATGACATTGTTAAACAAGGCGCAGGGCTATGGATTTGTACAGCTAAACATGAGTCAACAGCCAGCTTTACTACAGATGCTGCTTCTTATTGGAGCCAGTTTGTTGAAGGTCTTGAATTTGAAAATGCGTGGAATTCAGGAACAACTTATCAACCCGGTGATGTGGTTCGATACGGCGGTAATCAATACATTGCAAAAACCAATCACTTTAATGCAGTACCGAGCACCAGCACAACTAATTGGGATCTTTTCCAAGAAGGAATTTCATTTCAGTCTGATTGGATTAATACCACCTCATATAAAATTGGTGAAGTTGTTAGATATGGCGGCCATTCTTATTTGGCAACAGCTGATTCTGATGCAGCAACCTACACTGTTACTGCAGTAACTGCCAGCAGTGATACATTTACCATAGCCTCAACTACAGGTATAGCAGTAGGCATGACAGTGAGATTCACTGGCACAACATTTGGCAATGTGTTTACCACAGCTAGATATTATGTAAAAACTGTGGCAGCAGGCAACATCACAGTCAGCACAACCTCAGGCGGTACGACATTTAATATCACAGCAGATGCAGCTGGCACGATGACTGCCACAGTGTCGGCAGAACCTCCAAATTCTGCATACTGGTCTAGATTAAATGCTGGTATTAGCTGGCAAGGTAATTGGTCCGACGACACAGAATATCGTATTGGCGACGCAGTTCGATTTGGTTCAAACGCTTATATCTGTGTCTTGGCACATAGATCCGAGGCAGACGACGGTTCTACTGTAGGTGCAGCAGGCGGCGGTCAGGCTAATAGTAGACCTGATCAAGATACCGCAGGTGTATATTGGAATCCATTATCTATCGGTACAGAAACATCTATATTAACCACACGTGGAGACCTAGTTTACTACGGTGGTTCGGGCCCAACAAGATTGCCTATTGGACTTGAAGGTCAAGTTCTACGTGCAGGAGCAGACGATCCTGAGTGGGTAACACTAGGAGCCACAGATCAAGTCTATTATGTTGCTCCTCATGGAGTTGATGCTCCTGCGCCAATACAAGGTAAGAGCTTAGACAAACCATTTAAGACAATTCGTTATGCCTGCGAGCAGGTTGAAAAAGGCCCACGCAATCCTAACGCACAACATTTATTAGAGTTAAATCGTGTTTTCATCCAACGTGAAGTATCTAGTTGGATCGACTATCAAGTAGACAATGCTACTATAGGCAGTATTTGGGAAAATTTTGATTTTGATGAATACAAATGTGAACGAGACGTTGGATTTGTTGTTGATCGTCTACAGTGGGATATCGGACACGGCGGCAATCTAAAGATTCGAGCAGCGGCTCAGTCTCTCTTAGGAATATTGAGTGAAGGTCCGTTCTCAACAGAAGAAGAAGATGCTCCATATGCTACACTGTCATCTGAGAGAGAACAAGGAATCGCAGCCTACAACTATATGCTAACAGTTGTTGAAGCAGTACTAGACAATCAAGCACCGACAGTACTTTATCAAAATGTTACAGATGATTCCGTAACAATCGCTGAACAATATGTTAATACTGACGTAGTTGCTGAACCAACAGCAATGACAGATATCACAGGGCTTGTAACTATTATTACAGACGCTCTAGCAAATCCTACTCAAACTGGGGCGCTACCAACTATTCCAGCAAGGTATGTTCCGTTTACATTGGTCAGCGTAGCCACAGGTAGATATCGTGAAACTCTGCCAATCGTTGTACCGGCGTACACCTGTATACAAGGTGATGAATTACGTTCAACCAACGCAGGACCAGCTGGCAGTCTAGTTGATATTTCAGATAGTTATTATACCATCGATACGTTTGATCACTTTAGTTCGATCGTTGAAGATGTTATTACTGGTGCGCCAGCAACTGTAACTACTGGAAATATTGAAACACAAAGCCAAGAATGGCCATTTGCTGACAGTGCTGAAGTAACAGCGGTTACTGGTCTAGTTGAGGTGATGAAACAGCAGGCTGATCACCGTTTAAGCACTATGCATGTTGCAACACTTACAGATCCTGTGGGTTATAATGTTGGATACTTAGCTGGCTACGGCGATGCAAGAAAATTAATCAAAGAAAACAAACGATTCCTTCAAGAAGAAGTTGTTAGCTATATTAATACCACTTATAGTCAACTAGAAGTAGTTGGATCTATTAGTGTAGATATATTAACCGTAACATCTGTGGTCAGTGGAGTTGTAACTGTTAACTCAGTAATCAGAGGACAAAACGTTGTTACCGGTACTGTAATCGATGAGCAGCTTTCAGGTACCACTGGTGGTGCTGGAACATATCGAGTAAACACCATTCAAACAGTTGGCTCTACAACTATCAAAGCAGATACACACTATTCTAGAACAAAGACTCGTAGAGATGCAGGCTATATAATTGATGCAGTAATTTATGATTTAACCTATGGTGGTAACGCTCAAAGCGTATCTGCCGGCCTAGCATATTTTGATGGGGACAATGCTGACAGCACAGTGGCAGCAGCACTGATTCCGGCATCAATTAAATCTGCTACACTAGGCACCATCGCTTTCTTAAAATCAAGAATGCAGTCTGTGGCCACAGCAGCATCTTTCACTCCTTTACAAAATACAATACCTTTGTATACCGATACGGCCGGTAGTGCAGGTGCATCAACATTGATCGGTAATAATGTAGACGCTATCATAGAAATCATAGACACTGGACCCGGAGCTGTAGGAACAACCGTAACGTTAACTGATCCTGCAACAACCGACGGCGTAAGTTCTACTACAGCATTGATTTCAGCATATTCGACTTTAAATGCTGCGGCCTCAACTATTCGATCAAGCACAATATCTTATATTAACGCTACCTATCCAACATTAGTCTACGATACTGCCAAGTGTTCTAGAGACATAGGTACTATTTTAAAAGCTGTTGGTTATGACTTCATGTTAGGCAACCTTGCTAGCAATCAATTTTTTACCAACTACCAATCTTTAAAAGCAGCACACTCATACTTGAGACCCAATGCCAGCGATGTATACACATTGGGACAAAAAACAGTTACTATTGCAGCATTAGAGTATGCTCGCACACTGGCCATTGCAAACGTTGGCGGAAATGCTTCTGCAATCGCAAGAATCAACGTACTGATGGCGTTAATCAACAACATCCTTTACGGTGCAACTAATGAAGGAGATGTTTGCTCAACAGATTTACGTAATAGAGATTATGCAATTTTACAACTAGAAAGAAATCGAGCATTTATCGCAGCCGAGATCAGTGCTTACATTGCCGACACGTTTAGCGACACTGCTACTAATACCGCAGCGACAACCAATCTTATCACAATTAGTGATACTAGCTGGTTGCGTCGTGGTGTATCGATTAAATTCACCGGTACTACATTTGGCGGAATTGTTTCTGGAACAACATACTATGTACAGAGTATTGTTGACGCAACAACATTTAAAATTTCTGCAACTAGAACTGGAGCAGCATTTACGCTGTCAACTGCATCAGGTTCAATGTCCGTTGATTTAGTTTATAATCAAGCCTCGTGCTTACGTGATGTTGGCACATACATTGATGCACTCAAGTGGGATTTAAAATATACTTCAAATTATAAATCACGATATGTAGCTCGCTACTATGCAAATGCTGTATTAGGAAGTCAAGAAGAGGACATGTATTATCTACGCGATGGTTGCGGATTACGTGATCAAACATTGGCTGATCTAAACGGAGATTTATTACCTCCAAATGAATACGGTACAAGTAGAGTAAGTGCAGGTGCATATGCAAGTTTAGATCCAGGCTGGGGTCCAGACGATTTCCGTACATGGATTATTACTCGTTCTCCTTACATCCAAGGATTGACTACATTCGGTAATGGAGCCATCGGACAGAAGATCGATGGCGCACTGCACAATGGCGGCAACGACTCGATGGTGTCCAACGACTTTACACAGGTCATCAGTGATGGTATCGGTGCATGGGTAGCAAATAATGGACGTGCAGAACTTGTTTCTGTGTTCACATATTACTCACATATTGGGTATCTGTCCACAGAAGGTGGACGTATCCGTGGTACCAACGGCAACAACTCATACGGAGATTTTGGTTCTGTTGCAGAAGGATTTGACTCAACTGAAACTCCTAACACCGGAGTAGTAGATAACAAATTCCAATTCGTAGCCACAGTGGGTAATGTGACCACAGACGGCGCTGGGTTCCTCGGACTAGAATTTGAAAATGCTGGTGTTGATTATACTGAAGCAGAATTTACTCTCACAGGTGGTGGTATAAACGCTGCTGCCGAAGCCAACGAAATTCGAGACGATGCTGTTTACCAAGTTAGATTGCTACAATTAGCAGCAGACGGTAGCGATGGCGAATTTGGTGGACAGGGATATGTTACAAATTCTAACACAGCTCAAGGTGGCGGCGCATCGTCGATTACTCTAGCAGCCACTGATTCAGAAACCAGCACTGCTTACATTGGTATGAAAGTGGTAATCACAGGTGGAGCAGGTGTTGGACAATTTGCTATTATTACTACATATAATTCTGGTACAAAACTTGCAGGAGTAGTTCAAGAATCTACAGGATCTGCAGGATGGGATCATTTTGTAGCAGGCACTGCGATTGTTAGTCCTGATGCAAGTTCAACATATACTGTTGAGCCAAGATTAACATTTACTGCTCCTACATATGCATCTGCCGCAGGCACCGGATTACCAACCGCAGGCAACTATACCGCAATCGGATATGCATCTGCTGTGCAAACGTACCTTGCAGTGGCCACTACTGGTGGTAGCGGTGCAGGAGCTACGTTTAATGTAATCAAGAAAGGTACCAAATATATTATCACAGTAGCCGCAGGCGGAACTGGATATACAAGATTAGGCGTTCTTACTATTGCAGGCACAAGTCTAGGCGGCGCCAGCACAACCAACGATATAACACTGACAATAACTTCGATTAATTCTGTGAATGGAGCAGTTACAGCAGTCGATCATGTAGGCGTAGGCCAAGGCGGAAATTATGTTGCACTATTGTCAGGAGCTAGCACCGCAGTAACTTCTATCGGCGGCACCTGGAGCACACAGACATTACCAGTCAGTCGAAACTGGACTGCATTAGCAGCCGGTCAAGATCTAACAGCGATTGCAGCTTCTGCACTAGTGGCAAATACTGCGTATAAAGTTGTTTCACTAGGCGATTCATTGTTTAGCGCAGTAGGAGCAGAAAGTAATTTTGTCGGACAAACATTTATTGCTACAGGTCCTACATCAGGATCTGGTACAGTAGTAGCGGTTAATTCTGTAATGGTAGCGATTGCCACAGGATCTAATAGTACCATACGTTCAACCAACGGCGGAATTACATGGGGTAGCGGAGGAAATCTTCCAAGTTCGACTACATGGGTCAGCGTTGCCTACGGCAACGGACGTTGGGTGGCCGTGGCTTCGGGAGGTACTGCAAATGCATATTCCACAGACGGCGGTCAAACATGGGCATCCGGTGGCGGATTACCAGCAAGCACAACTTGGACCAGTGTTGCGTATGGTGGTGGAAAGTTTGTTGCTGTAGCTAGTGGTGGCACACAAGCCGCTAGTTCAACAGATGGCGGACTAACATGGGGTTCAAGAACATTACCTTCCAGCACAAACTGGTCGAGTGTGGCATTTGGTAATAACCGTTTTGTTGCAGTATCCAGCACCAGCGGCACAGCAGCAGCCTACAGCTTGAACGGTGTTGACTGGACAGCTAGTACTATTACCAGCGCAGCATATCTGTCTATCGCATACGGCCAAGGAACATTCCTAGCAGTAGGTGCATCAACAACTGCGGCAAGCAGCCCAGACGGAGTTGTATGGACTTCAAGAACTATTAGCACCAGTGACAGTTCAGGAGTTGCGTTTGGTAATGTTAATAGAACTGGAAAATTTATTACTATCAGTAATACCGGAGCAACTAATGCCAGCGTAATCACAGCAGGCGCAACTACTCGAGCAAGAGCATCAGTGGCCAACGGAAAAATATTTGCGGTTAGAATATTAGAACCCGGTTCTAGTTATGCGTCAGCTCCGACAATGACCATTACTGACCCTAATAATACTTTTGAAGCACCGTTTACAGTTAGAACAGGCGACGGTGTATTAGCCAATCCGACCTTTACTAATCGTGGCATACAGTATGAAACAGCTTCTGCAGAGATTCTCAGAGGAGACGGATTTGCAGATAATTTCCAAACTGGGTCGTTTATTGCATGCCGTAGACTGGAATCTAGACCAGTTCCTGGTTCAAACGTTGTATTCGGCAATTTGCCCGGTCGCACATTTAAACTGGTTAATGTAATCACGTTCCGTGGCAGTCTTGACGGATCGTACACTGGTTTCTTACAGGTCAGTCCGCAATTAGCAATTTCAGAAGCGCCAAATCATTTAGATGCTGCTACACTAAGATTGCGTTATAGTCAGGTTCGATTAACTGGACACGATTTCTTAGACATTGGTACAGGCAGTTTTGTAGAATCAAATTACCCAGGTACTCCTTTACAGGATCCAATTCCTGCTAACGAAACGGTGGACAGCAACGGTGGACGGGTGTTCTTTACAGCCACAGACCAAGACGGTAATTTCCGAGTTGGTGATTTGTTCGCTATTGAACAGTCAACTGGTATTGCTACTTTAAATGCTGATGCATTTAACATCAGTGGACTACAAGAACTGAACTTGGGTAATGTTACACTTGGTGGGGGATCTGCAACAGTTACTGAATTTTCAACAGACCCGTTCTTTACAGCTGATAGTGATAATATTGTACCAACACAGCGAGCAATCAAAGCATTTATTGCAAGCCAAATTGGTGGTGGCGGCGCCTCACTAAACGTTAACTCAGTAACTGCTGGTTCTGTGTTTATCAGCAGCAATGTGATAACCACGGTTACCGGAACACCAATTACTATGAATGCAACCTTTGATTTCCGAGGCGGAGTCACTGGAATACCTTTAGCATTCAACTTCTTTTTAAACTAAATACAACGGAGAAATAAATTATGGCAACAGGAAGATTAGGATCAGCAGATCTAGCAGCAGCAACAAATACAACATTGTATACCGTGCCTGTTGATACATTTGCAGTAGTAACAGTTAGCGTATGCAATCGCGGCGCATCATCATGTACCGTTCAACTCGCGGTGTGCGATACTGCAACACCAGGAGGAGACGAATATCTTGAATTTGATACATCATTATCAGCAAAAGGTGTTCTAGAACGTACTGGTGTTGTAATAGATGCAGGTAAATTGCTGGTAGTTAGATCCAGTGCTACGAGCGTAAATGCTGTGGTCTACGGTATCGAAACAAGTACGGCTTAATAAAAGGACGAGATCATGGCAAGAAAAGTATCAGGCGGACTAACAGGATCACCTAGCGTAGGAGCACTTAACATAGCTCCGACAGCTGTGGTTACCGCCGCAGACGATCAAAATATTACGCTAAGTCCTGCCGGAACTGGTATGCTAATGATAACCGCCAATGCGCAACTACAGGCACAGGCGGATTTAAGATTTGCAGACTCTGACAGTTCAAACTGGGTAGCCTTCCAAGCTCCGGCAACTGTCAGTTCAAATATTACCTGGACTTTGCCCGCTGCCGACGGATCTACCGGCCAGTTCTTATCAACTAACTCCTCTGGTACGCTAAGTTGGGCTAGCGGAAGTTTATCGTTAACTGATCAAACAGCATCAGCGACTACTCATTATCCGTTGATCACCACAGCAACCAGTGGAACAGTCACAGCAGCAAATACCAGTTCGACTAAATTTAGCTTTCAACCAAGCACTGGAACAATCACAGCCACAATTTTTAGCGGGTCAGCATCTGCCACAGCAACCACATTAACTACATCAAACTCAACATTTTACCCAACATTTGTCAGCAGTAATACTACCACAACTAATCAAGCACATCAAGTTGCCACAGCGTTTACCTTTAATGCCAACACTGGAACGTTAACATCTACAATTGTTACAGCATCATCAGATGCAAGACTAAAAGAAAATATTATAACGATCGACGACGCATTAAATAAAACATTAGCTCTTAGAGGCGTGATGTTTAATCGTATTGGTTCTTTGTCTAAAGAACTTGGAGTAATTGCACAAGAAGTTGAAGAAATTGTTCCGGAACTAGTAGTAACTGGCGAAGATGGATTCAAGTCAGTGGCTTACGGTAATACTGTCGGACTGTTAATCGAGTCGATTAAAACATTAAATGATAAAATTGAAGAACTAAAAGGGAGATTAGCATAATATGGCAACAAGATTAACCGGAACAGGGGTTCAATACGACGAAGTAACGTTTAATCAGTATTCAGAAGCTGTTACTTCAGTAACACAGACCGATGTCAACGGTATTATCAAAATAGTGTTTGGCAGTGCTACTACTGTTAATCAAGCTACCAGTGGCGGTAGCGGAACCAACGGAACGGTTGACGGCACTACCTGCGATATGGGAGTACCTACTAAGTCTACTAACTGGTATAGAGTTTACTTCCAAACATGTAGCGATGACAACGATGGTAGTATTTCTGGGAACGGCTTTAAATGCCAGCGATGGACTCCTAGTTCAGGATGGACCGATATACTGCGTCAAGGCGAGCATTCGAGTTATGACAACAACTACGGCGATTGGTATAGAACCAATCATGTGATTTTTTGGGCTCCTGTGCATCAAACATATCCAACTGAACAGCATCAATTTAGAATCGGTTGGCACAAACACGACAGCGGTGCTATCAGGATTAACTCAAGCATTGGTAATGACCTAAGACGCAATGGATGGAATAATAATGCGTTTGAAGTATGGGAAGTAGACAGTGCTATAATCACCACCACAGGAACTCTTTCGAGGTACTAATATGCCAACAACAATGACAGGAACAGGGGTAACTTATACCTCAGGACAAGCACAAACTAGACCAAGAACTATTGTTAAACACCGAATGACTGGGTTGACACAGGTTGATCAAGGGATACAATCGGGAGGTTGGGACCTTGTAACAGGGTCTGAAATCAACATGGGTGTGCCACAAAAATCAAATAACTGGTATAGATTAGAATATTATACAGACGGTGACGATCAAGGCCCATCAAACGGTGGCTGGGGCTGTGCTGTCTATAGAAATACACCCAGTACAGGCTGGGAACGAGTTCTAGATCAAGGGTGGCATGCACAATATGAATCTAACGCCGGCGACTTTTACACCACAGGAACTGGGTTATTCTTTGTACCAGTGCATCCAACATACCCCACACAAGTACACAGTTTTAGATTATATGCTCGACGTCATCCAGACGTGGGATTTCGTATCCAGTGTTCGATTGGTGCTGATTTGCGACAGGCAGGTTGGCAAAACGGAATGTTTGAATGCTATGAGTTAGACGGTGATCTTGTAACTGCAAATAATTTAACGAGGTACTAATATGCCAACATCATTAACTGGAAGTGGCTTTCGACATGCTAACGGTGTAACTCAAACCAGCATAGAGGGTATAGTGAAGATCGGATTCACTTCCTCAAATAGTGTTAATTTTAGTGCAGGAAGCGGATTTGGACCACAATGGCAATACGCAGGATCTGAAGTAGCAATGGGTGTTCCTGCTAATGCCAACAACTGGTATAGAATTCGCTACCAAACAATCTGCGATGATCAGGGCGGAGGCGCCCAGGGTACTGGTGCTGCGATTTATAGACACACACCAAGCTCGGGGTGGGTTCGAGTAATGGACCAAGGACACCACGCAACACTTGAAAACGACACAGGCGACCTATACTGGATGGATCGTGTTGATTATCTAGTGCCAGTTCATCCATCATTCCCTACTCAAGCACATAGTTTTAGAATATATCATGCCAACTGGAACGGTCCAGCTAGAGTTCATTGCTCAATCGGTGGAGATCTAAGACGAAACGGTTGGAACAACTGCATTTTAGAAGTATTTGAAATTGATAGATTAGCTATGAATTCAGGTACTCTTACAAGATATTAAACAAGGACATAACATGAGAGACATAACACTTAGACACGACAAACTTAAAGAGCCATTTGCGGGTCATGCTCTATCTGAACTTTTACAAGAACGTAATAGCAAGTGGGAGTGGAGCGGCTCATTTAGTTTTACCACCCAAGAAGGCTACGAAGAATTACGCTTCAATGATACTACTGCTAGTGAAGAAGAAAAAGAAATAGATCGCTGGACTGGATTACCAAAAAATCAATATAGTTATGCAGAAGTTGCAGGCGAAGTACCAACCTATGCTGAAGTACTAGAAAAATTACAAGAATTAAAAGACGAGTATGCTGCATATGCTGGAAAACGCCAACGAGTATATCCGCGCATCAATGAACAATTGGATATGCTATACAAGGATATCGATTCTGGCCTGCTAGGTGAAGCGGCTAAAGAAAGTCAGTTCTACACCACGATCAAGGAAATTAAGACAGCTAACTCATAAATATCAAATATTAAGTATTTGATATTATATGGCCGAACAGACTCTTTATTCTCTTAAATTAAATTATTATCACGATTTAAATTTGTCTAGACAATTACTTCCTATCACTAGGAAGTTTTTGTCTATGGACGACAAATTAACATATGAATGGAATTACAAAAATACATACACCGATGGTGTAGGTTTGGCCAACGAACCTGAATTAAAATTTTTTGTAGAGTATCTAACAGAACTTGCTTCTGAGTATATAAAAAAAGAAAACTTTAAACTAAAAAAATCTGTAAAATTTAGTATATCGATTTTTGCCAGCGAAATGAGAGAAGGCGATCAGCATTTATCGCATCAACATCCCGGATCAATTCTTTCAGGATTAATTTATCTTCAAGTCCCGCCAAACTCGGCAAAATTAGAATTTAAAAATCCAAGACATAATGTAATGTGGTTAAATTTTCTCGAACCAGCCACATTAAAATCTTATGAATTACCAGTCATCCACGACAATAATGAATATAATATAATTGTAGAACCGTCTCCTGGATTATTGGTTATGTGGGAGTCTTGGGCAGTACATCGAGTACCAGTAAATCGTTCTCAAGAAGGAAGAATAACATTGGTGTTTAACATAGGAGTTGAAGATGCTAGCTACTAACAGTATTATTGATACTGACAAAATTTTTGTATTTGATGATGTAGCACCTGAGTGGTTGTACGAATCTTTTCAGCACAGGATAAGAGAAGCCCAGCGTTGGAAATACGGTATGGCAGCTACAAGATCAGACTATGGTAGATTTTTTGTTTTATGGGTAGCTCAGGCAGGAACACATCGAGGTAATAGAGGACCGTTTGCAGGAGATGTAGATAATGTTGCAACATATTGCCACGACCTGTGGGTGGACAAATTACTGCCTACAATAATTCCTGACGGCCAGATTGTTAACATTCATCGAGTGCATTTTAATGGTCAATTTCCAACGCAGGATAAATTAGCTATCCACATGGATTGGGATATGAAAGACATGTGGACTCTGTTATATTATCTTGACGGAGAAGATGGCGATACAGTATTCTATGAAAATCCTGTAGTAGATGATTCAGGAGAAATGCACCCACCCGAAGAAGTGTATAGAGTAAAATTTAGAAAGAATAGAATGGTATTTTTTCCTTCTTTTTATTGGCACGCCGGAGAAAATCCTAAAGAAGGATTTAGAATTAGTCTAGCATTCAACTACACGCTAAACAGTAGATGTAAAATAAATCAAGAATTGCGAAAAGACAGAGGAATAGTAGAGCCGACGCTTGGAGAACCAGACCTGTCTGATTTTTTGTCTGAATTAGATCATATACATAAACTTGAAGAAATGCACAAAAAAATGCAAAAAAAATAATCTTATTGGTTAGACTATGTAATTGATATTAAATGCAACACTGATACGTTCCTCGTCGGTAGTGTTGATACTTGTTCCGTGTTGCAACCAAGCCGGAAATAAAATAATATCCCCGTCGGTTGGAATTAATTCTAAAGTTTGCGGCGACTGAGCGCCTTCTGGAAATCCGCAATTATACAGCATTAAATTTGGATTATTAAAATTGATCCCCCCTTGGTCTGCGCTAACTCTAAAATAATACGACCCGGCAATTGTATACCCGGGATGCGAATGGTAATCGTGTCGTACTCCTTTTTCTGCAATATTAATCCAAGAATTCATTATTTTAAAATTGGCATTTAATAAATTTGGAACTACTGCATCTTTAGTTTGCGATAACGCACTCCAATTCACTAAAGCTAAGTATCGACCTAGTGCTTCGTAAATTCTAGCTTCTAAATTAACAAGCCCGTATTCTCCGATTAAATCATCAGAAATAAAATATGCTTTTTCGTGATCTCCTCTTGCCTGCTTACGAGCACCTGCATCTTTATAGATATACGATACATGAGATAAATCGTCGGTTTCTTTAATAGTCTTCAAGGCTGCTTGTATTTCTAACTGAACAGGATCGTAGTTTTCTAAGGTGGCTGGATCTTTGTAAATAGGAGTTGGAAAAAGATTGTATAATGGCATGATGTATTCTCTATAAAAGGGGGAATAGGCCTAGACATCCTGTTCCCATAACAGGATCAGTAGTTATATCGTAGCCTATAGTTATTCGATAATCGTCAAATGGCTTCACAGTCTTAACGCGATGCAACCGTTTACCTGGACCAAAATATATTTGGCCTACTTTATTTTCTATACTGTAATTTTCAAATTCTGTAATAGTGAGCTTTGGATCGATTGATATGTACCCGTGGTAATCCCAAGAATGATTGTGCCAGTCAAGTACTTGATCCTGAGTATGATAGTTAATCCATGCCTGCATCCAAAGAGATCCTGTGGGCAATTCTGTTCTAATAATGTCTCTAAGCTCTTTAAATAAATTATAGAAATATATAGAGCCAGCTGTGGCTGAAAAAATGTTGTATTTGTAATAGCTTTTAGTTAGATCTGTATTTGAATTTTGCAATTTTACAAAATTACAGTGTTCGATAAACGATTGTTGATTATCAACGACGTAAGACGATTGAAATAGTTTATAATCCACAGTTAGTTAACTCTGTTATATTTTCTTTATAAAAATTTAAATTCAATACTAGCCGTGCATACACATCAGTGCAATTTGTTCCAGAATGGCGCAATTTTGATGGAAATATTACACACCTATTTTTAATACTTGCTACTTTAGTACCATCTTCAAACAGTGTGTATCCATCGTTGCTATTCACATAATAAATTGCTGTCCAGGAATCTGGTCTTGGCGAATGATGATCAATGTGAAACCCGTGCTCTATAATTTGAGAATTGCAAGGGTTTAAATTTAATTTAATTCTAACCCACTCCGATGCATTAATTTTTTTAACTAATGTATCTAGTAAATGAAATGTATTTTTGTTTATCATCACCTGTGATTTAGACTCTAAAAATACATGACATAATTGAAAATTATATTTAGGATCGCATCTAGGAGATAACGGATCATCGTCGTATACTGCATTAGACCCTACCCATGTAACTTGCGGATTTGTTAATGCCCTAGATAATATTTCACTTTCGATGTATGGCAAAAAGTCGTCGATTACAGTAATCATTTAGTATTTCTTAAGCCTTTTAACGAAAGTTCTTTACCATGCTGCGGTATGTGTGTTCCTTTATTTAATCCCAATACTCGATCCTCTACTATATTAATTAGATCAATATTGAATGCAACAGCAATACGATCTTCAGCAGTAGTATTTTTTTTAGTACTATGAACCAACCAACTTGGAAATAGTATAATATCACCATCGTCTGGAACCACGTCTGTGCGTTGAGGACACATTCTACCGCCTGGAAACTCGCAGGCAAACATCATTGGGTTAGGATTATTAAATGTAAGAGCCCCTTGCTTTTCGCTAACTCTAAAGTAATATGAGCCCGATATAGCATAACCTGGATGGCAATGTACATCATGAAAATCTCCAATACCTGCAATATTGATCCATGAGTTTTTAATAACCACTCGTTGGTCGCTGGTAAACATTCCCAACCAGCCTGACTTATCTAAGTATTCGTTGGCCGCCTCAATTATTCTATTTTTTAAATTAACACAGTTAAATTTTTCAATAAAGTCATAAGTTTTGTCAGCTAGTCGGATATCTGTATCTTTATAAAGATAAGAAGTAGACGAGAAATCGGTTGTTGATTGAATCAAATTCCATGCCGCTTGTATTTCTAACTGAACAGGATCGTAGTTTTCTAAGGTAGCTGGTACTCTTAGTACAGGGGTTGGGAACAATGAATACATCTCACTCATTTATATTTTCTATCCTAGTAATTACTCGAGAAATTAACTCACTATATTGACTGCATTGATATGCGATAGCCGGGACCCCTATTTTATTTTTCATAATATTGATTGCAACTTGTTTATTCTTTTTTAACTTTGGTTTAATTATTTCATACAATTTATTAAAATCTAAAACTTTTAATCGTGATAATTCTTTAACTATTAATTCTGCTCTTATTTTAAAATCTAATTCGCTATCAAACGAATAATCTATAATTTCTGTATATAATTCAAACCCTTGGTTTTCTAATTCTCTATGGAAAAACGGAGCCGCATACGAAATAAACGGTTTCTCTGAAAGTATAGGATGCCAAGTTTTTTCAGTAATGAATATTTGATCAATATATGTTTCTGGTACTAATATTAAAAATGAGTAATTAAATTCTTTAGGTAATTTGTGTTGATGTAATACCCTATTTTGAGAAGTTGGATCATAATGTTCATCAAACGATACTTTTTTAGGCTCCCAGTACTGCCAATTATAAACACCCTCCTCCCAACTGACTGGTTGTTGATGCCATGAGTATATTCCAATATCTGTTAGTGAATCTCGATGCAGCAAGTCCATTAGTAAACATCTATGGTATTTTGCCTTGGTGTTCATAGATAAAAATAATTTTGAAAATATGTTGTTGTTAGACAGAGATTCGATATCTAATTTATCATATGCAACAAATAGAAAAAAATTAGACCAAGTATGTACATTCCCAAGTATTAGATAGTCAGCACCAATTGTTGGGTCGTTAGATCCTATAATAATATCGACTGTTTCTAGTTTTTTTAAATTTTGTACAAACTGAGGATAATGTCCAAATGAAATTGGCCATCCGTCGCTGTCTAAGGGTATCATTTTTTCTATTAACATCTTGGAGGGATAAGATTCTTCAGCAGAACACAGGATTAAAGAATTTCTTGAATCGGTTGATAATTCTCTAACATATTTTTCTAAAGGACTAGTTTTAGAATCGTCCCACACATGCCAACAGTGCTTCATTTAGATTTCTTCCAAAATTTACTAAACGGACATCTGTCTGATTTGGGTTCGTCTTTAATCATGCCCCAGGATTTATTGGGTAAAAAATATTTGAGTAATGAATGATTTTGCGATTTTCTTTTGACGGTGTCGCTTGGATTTTTTCTTTCTAGATTAAAATCAACACCATGAGCATTTACATCTTTAAATCTAACAACACCCAACGGAGTTCCGCGTTTTAACACTGTTGATTCGTTGTAAAATTTAAAGGCAAACAGAGAAGGTCGCAACCATCTACTAAACGGATACTCGGCCGAAATTAATTCCATTCCGTGGGTTCTAAGCAGATCGGGGGCCGAAATAATTTCTACCCACAGATGTTTATTCTTAGATTCATTCCAAAAAACATAATGCTGCCGAATCTGTCCAACGGCAACGCCGTGATACGGCATTGTGTGATGAATTTGTGGACCATTGGGGATAAACGGAGCAATTAATCCAGCTTCGACACCTTCGTCGAATACACAATGTTCAAACGAATCTCTATGGATTTCGCCGCTTTCTTTTTTATAATTAATTTCAATATCTTTTTGAGAAAATATCACATAACAATTTTTATAATATTTTTGCCAAGCCGGACATTTCCAATAAACATGTTTATAGTGATATTCTTTATAATGTTCAAGATACGGCATTGGCGGTATAAACACTTCTTCTTCAAACAGCGGATGTTCATACGGTGTTGAATATCCTTCCATCTTTGGTGCAAAGAAAATTTTCTCCATAATTACCAACCCCAACTGACTAAACTGTATCTTGTTCCTGCTAACACTTCTGTAACTTTGTGAGGATATAAAAAAGAACTAGGAAAAATAATAATATCTCCAACCGTAGTTTCAATTTCGTAATCATCAAAAAACGTTAATTTTCCGCCTCGATAATCATTGTTTAAAATTCCTATTACTGATAGTACTGGAATCCCTTTCTGAGTACCATCAAATAATGAATGAATATGATCAAAATGTTGTCTCATAAGTGTATTAGCATTGTAACGATTTAATCTAATACCGCAACATTGTGTCACTATTCTAGAAAAATCTGTGTTGGGGCTAAATGATTGACACAAAGTTCGATATTCTTTAAATCCTGAAAGCACGTAATCCATTAACAGTTGTGAAGTGCTATGATCTGGATACAACACTTCTAATTCTTTTTCGTTGTGCGATATACTATTGTTTTCAGTTTGATCGTACCAAGAATGTGTGATCCATTCTAACTCGTTAGTTTGATTAATAACAGTCTGACAAGTCTCTAGAGGAATTGAATTTTTTACAAAGATAAAATCTGATAATTTCATATTCTGCATTAGTAAGTCATCTCAGTTAAACCGTTGCCGTTAACTAGACCTTTGGGCATTATGTTTAAACTCAAAGTATATCTCAATCCAACTAAGTTAGGTTGCGCATCAACATAGTGTTCTAACCACGAAGGAAATAATACAAGGGTTCCGGTTTCTGAAGGGCACGGCCAAACATTTTGCCCAAACTTAGTAAAGCTATTCACTGAAATTCCGTTTCTTATTTGAAGTCTCGGATCTGTAAAAAATGTTGGACTAGGATTATCGGAAATGTAATATATTCCAGATATAAATGAATTCGGATGAGTATGAGCTGTATGCTCAGTGTCTTTGTTACCCCGGTTAACCCACGACAACACTGGTTTTAGACTATCGCATTGATACTTAAACGATACGCGATAATCCTCAATGCATTGACTAATCCACTCGAACAGTTCTGCAAATGCTGGATTTTTTTCTAAATGATTATCAAGAGTTTGCTCGGGAATGTACGGCGGCGGAGTATAGGCCATTGTTTCTAACACTTCGATTAGCTTGGGATTTATTTTTGAAAAATTTGGATTTTCGTACCCTACAATAATCGTTGGAAATATTTCAGCAACTTTTTTTTCCATTGGTGCTTGCATTTTCGTATACCTTATTAAATAGTCAGTTATTTAATTCACTAATGCTCACAGGGCTGCATTCATGATAAATATAAAAAAAGGATAATACCAAGTGGCCAAGATACCTGTTTTAGATGCAATAAGGATCATACCTAGAGATGCTGATTTTTTAAATAGAAAATCTGGTATTCGTGGCGAAATATTTTATGATCGCACTGCAAATTCTTTAAGATTATATGACGGCACTAATACTGGCGGGATAAATCTTGCCAACGCAAATCTTACAAATGTATCAAACTCAGATTTTCTTGCCAAAGCTAATTCAGCAGGATTTAGCGGCGGCGTACAGACGGGAGTAGCAGGTAAAATAGCCTACTATCCGTCGAACGGCTCTCAAGTCAACGATCTTACAGCACTGACTTGGCTAGATGACAGCACAAATACCCTGATATTGTCTGGAGTAATAGACATTACGGGTCAAAAAAATCGTATTAGATTCCATTGGGACACATATGCTGATCTTATAGCAGAAGTATCTCCTGTGGATTATCACGGTATGATAGCCCATGTGCATGACACAGGTAAACTATACTATGCTCATGCCGGAGCATGGGTGCCTGTGGCCGCAGAAAGCAGCCTTCCTAACACATTCAGTACCATTGCAATAGCTGGGCAGACATCAGTAACTGCAGACACAACTGCAGATACTCTTACCCTTGTAGCTGGCACAGGTATTACACTGACTACGAATGCTGGCACAGATACTATTACCATTACAGGCACAGCTAGCACAGGCAACATAACTTTTGTTGCCAACACCATAGACAGTGCAGATAGCACAGCTATCACAGTAACTCCCGCAGTGAATTTTGAATCCGATGTTGTGGTAGGCAATGAAATTGTATTCGCAGACGGTACAAGACAAGCTACTTCTGCTGTTGGTGTACCAGGACCACAAGGTGAACAAGGTCCGCCGGGGGCTTCGGGAGCAGGTACAGGAGATGTTCTTAGCAGCGGTGGCGGATATATCAACAACGCTATCGTACGCTATGATGGTACCACAGGTACTATTATTCAAAACAGTTCTGCAACCATATCAGATGCTGGACTACTTACAGCTACCAACTTCAGCGGCGGTGGCGCATTGCTCACTACCTTAAATGCCACTGAATTAACTTCGGGCACTATACCGGATGGTAGATTCCCAGCTACACTACCTGCAGTAAGCGGAGTGAATCTCACAGCACTACCTGCAACATTGCCAGCTGCTAGTGGTGTTAATCTCACTGCTTTGAATGCTAGCCAACTTACCAGCGGCACTGTGCCTGTTTTAAGATTAGGAGCATCAGGTACTAGAGATGCTACTACATACCTGAGAGGCGATAATACATGGGCCACTGTGTCGGGTGGCGGCGCAGCATCAGATAGTTTTGCTACTATAGCTGTAGCTGGACAGTCTAATGTAGTGGCTGACTCGGCCACTGACACATTAACATTAGTAGCAGGCTCAAACATAACCATAACCACAGACGCCGGCACAGACACTATAACTATTGCTGCTGCCGGCGGCGGCACGGCGTCAGACAGCTTTGCTACCATAGCAGTAGCTGGCCAATCAAACGTTGTGGCAGATTCGGCCACTGACACTCTTACTATAGTCGCAGGCACAGGAATTTTAATTACCACCGATGCCAGCACAGACACGATTACTATCGCTAACTCATCTACATTAGTTAATGAATTTACTGATTTGGGTGATTCTGCCGGATTGACTGTGGATAAATTTTATCTTCCAGCGATTACTATGTTGACAGTTTCTAATAATAGTGCAGCAGCTTACAGATTTGATCAATACGGTTCTACCGACAATCCTACGATATATGCCATCAACGGAACTACGATTGCATTTAATTTAATTGCCACTGGGCATCCGTTTATTATACAGAATGGCGCTGGAGTAAATTATAATACTGGGTTGACCCATGTCAGTACCGCAGGTGTAGTGTCTACTGGATCGTCTGCACAGGGAAAAGATTCTGGAACATTATATTGGAAGATACCTATAGATATCAGCGGCGGATATCGATATCAATGCGGCTCTCATGCTCCTATGGTCGGTAGTATTACAGTTAAAGCGTTTGGTACTCTTTAAATTTTAGATGACTGCTTGTCCCAGTCTTTGAGAAGTGTGTCGAGTTTTTTACGAATACCAACAATACCGCTTCTCACATCTCCTAATCCCATAGGTACTTGATTACCCGAAAACATTTCTTGATGCTGGCTGTCGAGCGTTTTTACTTCGTTGACCAAAGTTTTTAAAAGACCAGCAGCTTGACTCTTTACGTTGTCGTCGGTGATTTTTTCAATCTTGGCTTGATAGCCTTGATACTCTGTTTGAAATCGTTGACTGTTAATTAACTCTAGCACGTTCTAACTCCATAATAGTTTCAATTTTTGTTTTTATTGTTGAATTATTTAATGTGGCCTTGAGGCCGTTATGCAATTGTTTGGGCAATTGATCAAGATGACTCCAACAAATAGTGGCAGCGGCTTGCGTTAAAAATTCATTTTCAACTAGACACACATAAGTTCCATATTCAAAGCCACGATCTTCTGAAAGATACAACTCGATCGGTAGTATGCGACCTTGACTGTATTTTGACAGCAGTGAATCGGCATCTTCTAACAACGGGCCAGATCTTGCAAATGTGGGCACAGTCCATTTACTATCTTCTAAAATCAATAGTATACGTCCTGTGGGTCTGGCTAAAAATAATAATCCGGCACGCTGTTGCATACCTTTACTTATTAGGGAATCAATACAAAATTCCAGAATCCTGGCGCATACTCTCCTTCGAACGCCTTGAGCCACTGTAGGCCATCCCATCGATATTGTATTCCCGTTCTGAGATTCTGCATATATGTTGGATTCACTCCTGTGTCTGGATCCCATATTTCAATCCATGTTGTACCATTCCACTCGATTATGGAATTAGCCATTATAATTGGATCGGTTCCATTTTTGTCTCGCCATGCAGCTGGGCCTCGATATGGATCTTTAGAACTTCCGTCAGACGGGTCGTTGGGATATTTTATAAATCCACCTCGATTCTGACTAGTATTAACATCGTCGAGCATTAGATATCTAATGCCCAACGGAATGTTGTCATGCCCTCCGTAGGTGTCGACGGGATTATATTTGTACGGATCGATGATGGCATCGACTGTGCCTCTAGAAGCTATGCCGGCTATTGAACTAGCGATCAACGTGTTTGACGGGATAGTATCTTGATCAAAAGTAACAACAATCACTGTTGGATCTACAGGATTGATGGTAAATGTTCCTACCATGTAATATTCACTGGCCTGTTTAAAATGTACTTGGCTAGTGCCAGACACATAGCTTCCTTGTATATCTAATATAGTCATCCAATCCACAGCCGCACCAGCTTTGAATTCTTTCTGATCGATGCCCAATGCCAACACAGCTTGATCTGGATTAACTAATGTTAGATCGTAGTCGTAAGGCTGACCATTTTGAGATTTGAATAACAATACTCTATATCTATTTGTAGTGATATCAAAACTGCCTTTGGCTTTATTATAAACCAGGTCTTCTAGAGTCTGAAGTTCTCCAGTTTCTGAAAATACATTTGATATAATACTTTGAACTACTCCTAATTTCTTTACCTTAGCTGGTGGTGTGATCCATATGGGCATGGCAAACTCCATCGAACATATGTCTATCTCTGATTCTCCGCTAGGCACTGTTCTAGAGCTAAAGTTTATTGTGGTTAAATCTAACACACTTAGGCTAGTCCAGTCTATGTAATTATCTGTGGTCTGCAATTCTAAACTGGGGTTGAACAATACCAATATTTGTTCTAGAAGTTGCAATTTTTGATCAGTGTTTGACGTCCAGAGGTCCGCTTTCATGCTGAGTTTGAACGGAGTAGGCATCAATCTTTCTACGGTATAATTCCCGCCTTGATTGTTTTCGTATTCTCTACCACCCTGACCGTCATCAGAATATCGTCTTTCCCTAATGTTTACCTTACTGACAAAAGTGGCATCGGACATCCGAGACATGTCCATCTCCAATCCAGAAATATAACAGGCCATTCTAGGAACGTTCATCATTTTATTTTCGGAATTATCTTTGATGATGCTGGCGACCTGTCGAGTCATGTCTCCGTACAGTACAGGAACATGTTTTTCTTCACCGTCGCCTGCTTTATATTTGAATCCGATGAATACTCGCATGAATTGAGTTACATATCGGCGTATTTGGCCATCATAAAAATAATCCATTATTCGTCCGCCTGTGGTCTAAGCGCCTTAGATAGGCTTTGTTTTTCTTTTACAGATTTTCTATCTATAGTATCAACTGTTGTGTTATTAATGAACGTGGTCTTTAATGTCTGTCTTACATCTTTGCCTTGGAACGTATCCCCAGCTCCCACATCGCTCTCACCCAAATTGCTCATAGTCATCCTTACATCATCCTCTACTTTAGACCATCTCGATCCTGCCCACTGGAATAATCGATTAGGCAGATAATCAGTTCTAAGACAGTATTGACCTACTACTGGAGCAGGCGGAAATGCGATACCCGCGGTGAACGGAATACCGTTTGGTGGAACACCGTCGGCTGTGAGATATCCCGGATAGTCTTTGTAATTGGGATTTACCAACACAGTAGACGCGGTATGTCCTACATAGATAGGATCGCCGTTGGTGTCAAATAATAAATTGCCGTCGGCGTCTGTGGCTTGTGTTTGCAAGTCTGCACTAATTGCGGATATCGAATTATTATCTACTGAAAGGATTTCGGATCGACCCTCGTCGTTTTTCTGTATGGTATAAAATTTAGTAGTATCATATCCGCTCTTAGGAGCATCGGCCTCAGCTTGATCTAATACAGCCTGTGTGATCTGCATCTCTCTTTCATAAGTAGACATGATGTCTCTTAGAGTGCTACCGTTTGGATCGGCGTTGCCCTGTGCATCGGTGTTAACTGCATCAAGAATATCTTTGAATTCTTGACTGTCAACTAGGGGTTTACATTTTGCACGATACAAATGTGGATACCAAGTAACAGAATAACCTTCTGCTGCTCTAGTAATTTCTTCAATGACAAAAAATCTCTTCAATGCAAACTGCAAATCGTTGAGAGCATACTCGTCTTTTAAGTGGGGCAACTCTAGTACATCCCCTGCTATGATTTTTCTGCCTAATTTTTCAACAGTATCATTCATATGGAACGTGATAAAAATCGTGTCATTTTGTAAAAATAGTCCAAATTGACTTAGATTAAAATCAGTATCTTGTATATTATAGACTCCCCTCAACAGGAAAACATCGGGATCGTACCGTCTATCTCTGTTTTCTAAAAACAGCAAATCTTGTATTTGCGTTTCATTTGATGAAGTATAATTAGGGGTACTGGGGGTGGTTTCAGCAGAAGCACCGGGCCCTATGTACTTGTGGACTAGCACATCTGTGCCGCCTACTTGGAACATTTCCCAGATAGTTTTATCGATGAATTTGTAATCATTGCCCTTTTCTGGGCGATATAATGAGAGTCTTGGCATAGTCATATATTTACCGCTACGATAAATACTAGCATGAGCCAAAACGAACAATCAAAACAAGCGGTCTACGATTATTGCAAAGCCATGCTAGGCGACGGAATGATTGATGTAGAATTAGATCCTATACATTACGAAACAGCATTAAACAGAGCTTTGGCAGTTTTTCGCCAGCGAAGCGACAATGCTGTGGAAGAAAGTTATATATTTCTAAATCTATTAGTAGATACTAACGAATATATATTACCTGAAGAAATCATCCAGATACGACAACTCCACAGGAGAAGCATTGGATCTCGAACTGGTGGCGGCAGCGGCGGTACAGTGTTTGAACCGTTTAATCTAGCTTATACAAACACATACTTGCTAAGTTCGACAAATATGGGTGGATTGGCAACTTATGAATTGTTTGCAGGATATCAAGAACTTGTAGGTAAAATGTTCGGATCCTTTATCAATTACACATGGAATTCTCAAAGTAGAAAACTAGTGATACATCAACGTCCTAGATCCGAAGAAAGTGTAATGATCCACGCCTACAATCGAAGACCTGATTTTGCACTCATAACAGATACCTATGCAGGACAGTGGATCAAAGATTATTCATTGGCAAACTGTAAGATGATACTAGGACAAGCCCGTGAAAAATTTGCTCAAATTGCAGGCCCGGGTGGCGGAAGCAGCTTAAACGGCGCTGCAATGAAATCTGAAGCACAGGCCGAAATGGACAAATTAATGGAAGATCTCAAAACTGGTGTTACTACGCAAGGTTGGGGTTGGGTAATAGGTTGACCTGTTTAAAATAATATAGTATAATGTTCTTAATTGGAGGACATTATGATCATAGGTGTATGTGGCTTTATCGGATCGGGCAAAGATACTATTGCCGATTATCTAGTAAATTTTCATGAATTTCGTAGAGAAAGTTTTGCATCAACTTTAAAAGATGCGGTCGCAGCGGTGTTTGGTTGGGATCGGACCATGCTAGAAGGGCGTACCAAAGAAGCCCGTGAATGGCGCGAGCAAGTGGATCCGTGGTGGGCAGAACGATTGTCGATGCCTACATTAACTCCTAGATGGGTTCTGCAATATTGGGGCACAGAAGTATGTCGTAGATCGTTTCATGACGATATATGGATCGCTGGCCTAGAAAATAAAATCCGTAATTCAAAAGATCATGTTGTGATCAGTGATTGCAGATTTCCTAATGAAATACAATCTATCAAAAATGCAGGTGGCAAAATAGTATGGGTCAAGCGAGGCGATTTACCCGAGTGGTACGATACTGCCCTAGCTGCTAATGCTGGCCATAATTGGGCATTGCAAAATCTAAAAATGCAAAAAATACACGCTTCTGAAACGGCCTGGGTTGGAACTGAATTTGATTCTGTCATCGATAATAACGGATCTATCGATGACTTATACAAGCAAGCAGAAAGCCTAGTAGTCAGCGATAAGATCGCCCTGCCTCCACATTATACCGTCCTTGCCTAATACCTGAGCGCAATTACAGCATATTGTTTTGAGATTCGCCGGACGGCAATTGTCTAAATTGCCGTCAATGTGAAATACTCTAAATACTTCCTTATGCGGTGATTTAAATCCGCACTTTTCGCATTGTTGTTTTACACGATAACCTGCCCTATACCAACGAGGTATCCCGTGGTTAATTCCGTTGGCCATGCATATTTCACACAGGCTACGATAGTATACTCTGTTATTCTTCTTGTAATTAACAGCTCTAGGGCGTTGCCCGCACTTGCAAAGAGGTCTCATACTAGTATTTAAAAGAACCGTACCTTTTCTGCCCCTTTTTCTGCTTGTATAACGTGCCAATTTTAGTCGTAGCCGCTAAATAGTATGAGCAACTATTACCAGGAGATTAGGGAATGGCACTAACATCACCAGGCGTACAAGTTACGGTAATCGACGAGAGTTTTTATACACCAGCTGAACCTGGAACAACTCCTCTTATCGTAGTAGCTACTGCGCAAGACAAGATTAACTCAGCAGGCACAGGCGTCGCCTCAGCAACCACCGCGGCAAATGCCGGCAAAGCATTTAAGCTCACCAGTCAGAAAGATCTTTTGGATCTGTATGGTGTACCTTTCTTTGAAAAGACAGCTTCAGCTAGCCCAGTACACGGCGGAGAGAGAAATGAATACGGACTTTTAGCAGCTTACAGCTTGCTAGGAGTATCAAATGCAGCGTTCCTAGTAAGGGCGAATGTAGACTTAAACGAATTAGCAGGTCAAGCAACTGCCCCGGGAGCAAACCCCACAGATGGACAATGGTGGGTCGATACACAAGCAACTACTTGGGGTATTCAAGAATGGAATGGTGCCGCAGCTAGTACCACAGGCGGTCAAAAGTTTGCATTGAAAACACCGATCGTATTAACAGACGATGATGAAGCAAAAGTAACAAGCGGAGTTCCAAGAACATCAGTTGGATCTATTGGCGACTATGCTGTGGTTTTTCAAACTGTTGACGGCACAGGAACATACACTGCATCTAGAGAAAATGCTACGATGTGGTATAAGTCAGCTGGCAACGGCACAGGCAACGGAATCCCAGGTGGCGGCACATTAGTCGCAGCCGGTGATTGGGTATTGCTTGGATCAAATGCATGGTGTGCAAGCCACCCAACAGTTATCGGCGGCACAGTAACAACATTAACACCTGGTAATTTTACCATCAACGGAACCACTGTTACTATCAGCGGTGGACACGGATTAACAGATCTAGTTACCACAATTAACGGTTTGTCTATCGCAGGTATCACAGCTAGAGCAGTCAGCAGCAAACTATATCTGTATTCAAATGGTGCTGTTGAAACTGACGGTGATTCATCTAAGGCAAATGCAGTCGTTGTTGGTGCT